TATTGGTGGTGGATTGTAGTATGCTGTTGGTGGTGAAAAGTCACCTGTCTTACTGTTATAATCCCAACCTTCTTGAATATGATTTTTCCCAGTAATATCAACCAATTTAATATTTGGTGCAAAATCAGGTTTTTCAATAGATTCAAAAATCCAATGTGCTTTATTGTAAAGTATCAGTGCAAATTTCATTTAATCACTCCCACCATTTCACAGTTAGTATACCGTTACCACCATCGCCGCCTATACCGATAGTAACGTTAATGACAGAACCAGGTGTTACTGTTACAGGGCGGTCAATTACAAAGTCACCACCACCGCCGCCATGGTAAACAGTGCTGGCACCGCCACCACCTGCGCAGTAAGCACCTTTGCCGCCTCCGCTATAGTATCCACTACCTCCACCAGCACCACCAGAGTTTCCGGCATCAGTATATGAGACACTAATAGCTGCGTTACCTGCAGCACCGCCAGGACCACCAGGCGCACCACCTACATATGTCACTGCTGTACGGCTCCCGCCGGCGCCACCAGGTAGCGTTAACAGGGCGCCGAAGCTTGTTGCGCCGCCTGTCGCGCCTGTATGGTAAGTAACAGTACCGCCACCATCGCGTGACCAGCCGCCTCCACCAGCTCCACCACCTGTTAAATAAACCTCGGTCACGCCTGGCGGCATTGCAAAAGTACCGTTTGAAGTGATAATTTGAGTTTTTATTACTTTCCCAGCATCTTTATTTTCTATCTGTGTACCGATAGTTCCTACGCTTTGTTTAATTATATCCACATCTGTTTTTGTGTCATCAGTGGTAGTTTTAATACTATCTACAACAGCTTTAATCGCTGTTTGCATAGCTTTAGTTGCTAAATCGATGATTATCATTCTGTTACCTCCTCACATATAACCTGTGGATCACCGTTTTCTGTACGGAACCCCCATCGATACCACTTTCCATTATCAAAAAAACGGTGAGGCATTTGTGAAAGTAAATGATTAGATAAACTTTCTTTAACACCTGTTACATCTTTATTTACTTTATTAATCGCTTGTACTACGTTTTTGACATTTTCAATTTCCAAGTCATTTAGTTTGCCGATGTCCTCGATATTTTGGTTAATAGAAGCGATTTTTTCATCAACATATTGACGACTTGCTATTGCAATTGATGGATCGACTTTCAATGTAATCGAATAGACATTCGTTGTTTCTACAATGATACGTACAATTAAATCTTTTGCTGCCCCTTGTTCCGTGGAAGGTTTATAAGTAGTTGGATACTTTCCGATACCTACTAGATCACCAGCACTATCAATTAACCCTATTTCACGTATTGTAAAATTCCCAACAGTTGCCGGTATCACCGATTCAATTTTCACTCTATTCGTAGGTTGATTATTTCCATCATTTACCTGTTCAACGATAGAGACAACAGATCTATATACTTCATTTTTTAAAGCTGTCGCTTCAGCAGAAGGTTCATAGTATCCACCATTTCCATCCCCAAATGCTACATGAGAATATTCCACTTTTGATTGTGTCATTTGTGCATTAACTAGTTTAGCAATTCCAACCTTTGTTAAGATAAAATAGAATGTATTACTCACTTATCACACCTCCTTGATATAAAGTTATTGTTTCTACATCTTGTTGATAAGCTCCTTGATACCATTCAATTGTTGCTTCAATTGGGGTATTAGCGTAATAAGGATAAATAGTTGTAACCTCTCCACTTAAACAAACAGAAGCTTTATACATAACAGGATCATTTAGGTTTAGCACTTGTACCTGTATAATCCCTACACCAGCTGTTTTCATTCTTTGAACAAGGTCGAATGGAAATGGAGATATACTAGGTCTTGTTTCTGCAATAAGAGTGGCAGGCTTTTTATAATTGCGCCACCCTTCTTCGAAGCCGATGAAATCATTACCCATATAGGCATCCATAATCTGATTCATGGTGTCTATATCACCTTCAGAAATTCTGGTATTTGATCTACTGTTAATAGTTTCTTTTCTTTCACAGTATAAGTACCATTTTCTGCATACTTTAGATCATCGTTACTAAGAGGTAGGATAATGCCAGTCAATTCAGTAGGTGCTTCTTGACCTTTTATCCATTCGCCATCAATATAGCCACCCTCACTCATTGAATGGGCAACAAATGGCACACCTTGCTCCAAGATAATAGAAGCGAACGACATTTTTTCTGGCATTAACGTCTCACCACCTTGTAAGTGATTCTTTGGCGCAAACCACCACTATCAATCAGTGGATTACTAGAGCCTTTTTGAGCAATAGTAGACGGAGCATTCGATGGATCATTTAATTCAGTGAGCTTCACCTGAACATCTCCTACCATCTTTGCCCCTAGTCGTTCACATAACGTTCGAGCATCCATCCGACCTTGTAATACATGCTCTAATTGTTTTTTCATAAACTTGAACCATTCTTTATTTTTATCATCGAATGTGGACCGTAAAAATGAACGCTCTGGAATCACTATTGAACCTTTTTCTTTACGTATAGTGATACCAAATTCATGAACTCCAGCAATCATAGCGTAGAAAGAATCACTACCGAATATCCCAACCTCAACGTCATATTTTCCTAGCTCACTTAATGATTGAATGATAATCGGAATATTGTTACTCCCACGTATACGAACACCCAATTAAATCACCACCAAATTAATATGCTTTTTTGGTTCAAGCTTTAATTCAGCTATGTCATCCAAAATCCGTTGGTATTCTTGCCCATACTTTGTTCCTAACAATCCGATGTTTTTATTTGGATCACTGTATTGACGCTCGATAACGTCTACTTTTTCACGAATTACTGTTTGGTCTTTTGCAACACTTAAAACAGTTAAGTGAGCAGCTAAATAACGTGCTAAACGTTCTTGATAATAATTCTGGAATGTTCAGCGAATGCTCTTGTTTGAGCCTTAATGTAAGATTCATAGCGTTCATGAGCATAGATAACTTTGTATTCCGTCTTGCTCATGCCCTCTGCATCCATCTCACCACTGATTTCTTTTAGATGGTCAAATGGATCTTCAACCCACATAATCTTCTGGGCACGGATGATATCAGAGAAGCTTAATTCGATTTGTAGCCAAAGCTGATCAACCACATCGAAGTCCTGCAAAGCCTCCATGATTTCGACTTGTTCATCGAATAAGAACTTACTTCGCAAGCCATGAATCATAGCAGCCCTGTTCCGTTTGGTGAATTGATTCTGTGGATTAGGATTGCCACTTCTCTTCTTCACTCGCCCATCCTTCTTAGGTGCTTCATCCTGTAAGACTTCATCAGCTTCTGACTCGGTTGCATCCTTACTGAAAAGGATGCAACCTCCTTAGTTTTGGTTGCATCCTTTTCAGTTGCATCCCTAGACCATTTCTCACGGCTCTTACGACTCTTTAATGTACCAAGTTTTATGTCATGCTTTTCAGCAAGATCAGCAAGTGTAATCTTTGTGGTTTCCCACTCATATTTTATTTCATCCCAATTAGCCATATCTCATAAACACCACCTCCAAAATTCAAAATAAAGAGCCACGCTCGAATGAACGTGACCAGTATGTATAAAAAACTGTAATATTGTCATCTAATTACTTAAGTAAATTAAAATACTTTTTATATTTTTTACCTGTTACATCTTCAAATTCCACGCATACTTTGGTTAAAAAGTAAGTTCTTAAACCTAAGTTATGCCGAATTTTATCATCATCTTCAAAATCTATATTAATTTCAACTATTGAATCAGCTGCGACTGTTTCAATAAATTCACTGTTACCCAAATATTTGTGATGCATATATTTTTTATTGCCTATGAGAGCTAATCTATTGACAGTCATTTTTCTTAAATAAATATTTTTATTACCTGTGTTATAAAAACATATCTTATAAATAGTAACATCTTTTTCTTTATCATTCTCTATAATCTTTTCTTTAATAGTACTATACGTTATTACACCTTGTTTACTTTGACCTTTAATAGATAAATATAGTGAAACTATGACGGCTCCAACAGTTCCTATTGAAGTCAACCAATCAGTAATAGATACACCTTCAAACATTTTATCACCTCCCACCCAATCATAAACCAGAAGATGAAATATATGTAATAACTTTTTGCTTTCAATACCACACCAAACTCTGCCCTCTCAACTCAAAGTGTTTTGGCTGTTTGATGCAGTTTCAAAGCAAAAGAAAAAACACCCCGAAGGATGTTAAACTAACATTAAATTAATC